AGCGAGTACGATGGTCAATCAACTCAGGATTATCAACATCCCACTGTTCAGGTGCTTTAGTTTCGTTGAGAATCTGTTTGTAACCGATAACTGGATCTTTAAAGTAATCAGTATCAAATTTCCAGTATTTGTATTCAGTGGAATCATCAGCAAGGTCTTCCAATTTATTTTGGAATGCTCTTTCTGTTTTTGATTCTAGGTCATCACCCTCTTCAGACTTGTCGTCATTTTGAAGAGCAGACTGTTTGTTTTGTTTAGATGGTTTCAGATCTTCATCGTCACCATCTTGTTCTTCGAAGTCATCATCAGCATCGATATCAAAGTCACCATAAATTGGATCTTCGTCTTCTTCGTCACCTTCTTCAGCTTCTTGGAATTGCTGTTGTTCTTTGCGCTCTTCAGCTAACTGTTTTGAGTATGCGTAGATATCGTTTGCCAATGCAATAATTTCATCGACTGTCTCAGTGCGTTCAGCACGATTCACGAATACCTTTTCGTCAGGTGTGAATGTTACACCACACTGGAATCCAGCTTTAAAGTAAAGATTGATTTTGTCAATGAGCAACAAGTCATTAAAGTCTTGGACTTGTTTCGTGCCAAAAAAGTCACGATCATTGAGTTGCTTGTATCCTTCGTTCATGCGTTTGCGCAATCCTGGATACTTGCGTTTGATAAGTTTCTCGATACGAACATCTTCTAGAACATTCATGTATGAGTGTAACTTAGGGGTTTCTTTTAGTGGTGCAAGATAGTCATCGTTGGTGTAAAGGGCATGCCCCACTTCGTGACCAATCAACATATCTTCAATTTCGGGAGTCATATCTTTCCACATCGGCAGAGTCAGGATACGACTCTTGATGTCAAAAGATGCAGTGCGAGTTCTGGCACGAATCACTGAAAGATTTTCAGTTGCCAGCAATCTTGCGGAGAGATCAGTTGCTTTCATTTCCATTATTTATTCTCCAAACGCTAATTCAAATTCGAATTCAGTCAACAGTGCTTCGATTTTTGCACGATTAGCCAATTTTACAGGAAGGATACTTTCAAACACACATTCTTCTTCAATACCATAGCTGTGGCACAAACAAGCCAACTCAAAGTCGTCAAAACCACTCCATTGATTTTCCATAAAGTTCTCCATAATATACGACTATTATACACCAGTCGGCAATTAAAGACAACATTTATTTTGCTTACAAAAAAGCCCTGTATCTAACAGGGCTTGGAGGGGGGTGGCTACTTACTTAGCTGCAATAACTGAAAAATCGTTGCGTTTTTCGAACCTAATAACGGATCTGAACTTGTCAAACAACTGGTCACCCTTGTGAGAAATAACAAAGATGTTGGAGTTCTCTCCGAATTGATTCATTAGATTAAGGAAGTAATCTGTTCCTGCTGTATCCAAAGATGAATCAAAGATCTCGTCCAGTAACAGTAGGTTTGTATTGACAGAGTTTTTCATCTTTGCAATTTGTCGCCATGTAAATAAGATTGCAAGATCGATACGCATCTTCTCACCCTCAGAAAATGAGGCATAGGTAAAGTCATCTCGGAATCTAGACTTAACTGATTCATTAAATGCTTCATCTAACTCAAAGTGAATGTAAGCATCCATTGCTTGGAGATACTTATTGATTAACTTATTCATGATAGGAAGATACTCACGAATGATTGCTGTCTTGATACCAGTGTCCTTTAATAGGATATTGGCAACTTCTTCTAGGTTGCGTTGTTCTTGTAGAGTTGTTTTACTGTGAATTTTAGTAATCGCTTCAGTGGCAAGTTCTTTTAACTTGGCTTTCTCTTCATCGATATTTGTCGTATCAGTTTTTGCGCTTTCGATTTCAATCTGCATTTCCTTAATCTGTTTGTTGAGTAAGGTGATTGTTGAGTTTCGTGTAGATAGTTCAATATTTTTATCGGTAATCTGCGATTGAATTTCAGTAATGTTAGATAGTTGCGTGTTAAGTTTGGTGAGGACTGTTTCAAGTTCACCAATTTTAGAGTTGTTGTCTTCAAGTTTCTTATTAAGGTCTTGGACAATCGCCTGTTTGTATTCTTCTGCGATATCTTGGTTACACGATGGACATACATCGTGTTCACTAAAGAATTCTGTGTTGTGCTCACAAGTTTCGATTTTCTGGAGTAACTTACTTCTGATGGACTTTGCTTTGTCGATGTCTTCAGCAACAGTTTCCTTGTCATTGATGCTTGCTTTAAGAGTATTGATCTGCGAAAGGATAGATTCGATCTCACCCTCAGCAGATAGAATCTCAGCATTGTTAGCAGCAATTTTCGTGGCGATACTTTCGATGGCTGTTGTCTTCGCTTCATTAATCGTTTTGATGAGGTGTGTCTGTGCATCGACTTTTGTTTTTGCAGTAGAGATTTCGTTTTCGATTGTTGAGATAGCATCTTTAGTTTCCTGTACTTTTTCTTTCAACAGCTGATTCATTGTAGAGAAAATACGAATGTCAAGAATGTCTTCGATAACCTCTCTTCGTTGACTTGTTGGCAACTGCATGAATGGGACAAACGATGCAGAACCAAGAATAACTACTTGAGTGAATGTCTTGTAGTTTAATTTAAGAATCTGTTGCTCAAGAATCTTTTGATAGTCTCTTGATGCAGCATCTTGGTTAATCATCTCACCATCTTGCCAGATCTCAAATACATTGGGTTTGATACCACGAATGATTTTATACTCTTTACCATTTATGTCAAATTCAATCTCAACAGAACAACCCTTACCATTGATAGAGTTTATAAGTTGACTCTTGTTAATGTTACGAAAGGGTTTTCCAAATAACGAAAAGCACAATGCATCTAAGATTGTGCTCTTACCTTCACCATTCTTACCAATGATAAGAGTAGTTTGAGATCTGTTTAGTAATACCTTATTCGGTGAGTTGCCAGTAGAAAGAAAGTTCTTCCATTGTACGCTTTTAAATACGATCATTCAAATAATTCCAATTGATATGCCTGTCCAAAATCTAGTTCAAGTTGCATCATACCACCTCGATGTTGACTGCCTCAGTGTAAAGTGTTCTCATGTAAGTCTTGATTTGTTCTTTGTCAACATCAGTTTCTATTGAATCGACATAGTGTGAGAGAACAGACAATGTATCTTCAAGATTGATTTCTTCACCAATCTCACCATCTTGAAACTCTGTCATGTCTTCAATAATCTTGATTTCATGACAACCCTTATTATACAACTTCTGAATGAATTTGTCAAATTTATAAAAGTCAGTTTTGTTTACAACTACTAACTTTACATACTTCTGTTCAAGTTCAAGTGTATCTAAATTGACAGGGTCTGTATCTTTGTCGTTGTATTCGATTCGTTCAAACATTCGATAAGGATTGCAAATGAATTCGAGTTCTCTTGTATCGAGATCAAACAGGTGGAATCCTCTGGGATCGTTATAGTCCTGCCATGTAAGTTCGTACGGATTTCCGAGATAATGAATATGCTTATCACTACTCCTATGGTGATAGTGCCCAGAAAAAACCAAATCAAACTTTTCAAAAGTTTCTTTAGCCAAACCATCGTGTGATTCCATTCCTCTATACATTGCAAAGCCAGCAATCTCAAAGTGTCCCATGCAGATTTCAGCTTTTGTGTTTTTAATATGATCCAATGATTCTTGATAATTCTCTGGACAAATCCATGGCATCATACAGATGGATGTTCCATCAACTACGATTGTTTCTGGTTTGGAGATAACATCAATGTTACCGTATTCAACTAGAAGTAAATCTGGAGAATTTACCTCATTAGTATTTTTATAATAAGTGTCGTGATTACCAGCCAACATATGCACTCTAATACCACGCTCTTCCAATTTGTCGAAGAACATTTTCTTTGCTCTGTCCAGTGCATAGAAGTTGACATACTTCCTTCTATCAAAAGTATCGCCAAGCACAAGAACAGTGTCAATAGCATTTGCATCGAGAGTAGGAAAGAAAGTATTGTCATAGAATTTTTCGTAGAAGTCTAAAAATGCAATACTATCATTACGGGCACCAAAGTGCTGGTCTGTAATAATGGCTACCTTCAAATGAAACCTACCTTTCTATTTGTGCTAGATTTTTTGCTATTATCAGATTGTGCATTGAACACCTCTGCAATAGAGTATGTATCTTTCACTTCTGGTAATTTAACTTTCAATTTCTTTGCGAGAGACTTAGCATCTACTGCACTAAGAACATCGAATGTAACAATGTCAAAACATCTTCCTGGACGAACCAGAGCAGAGTCAATGTCACGGATGCTTGGAAGGTTAGTAGAGAAAATCATCTTCTTACCTTTGGTTGTCACAAGACCATCACCAACATTTAAGAAACGATGCATCATTGTGTTGCCATCGCTACGAGACTTCAAGAATGCATCGCTGTCTTCAAGAACCATAACTTCTGCATCATCCTCAATGAACTTTGCGAAGAAACCATCTTTCTCAAGGATGCCAGCATCGTATGTTACGATTGCAGAACAGTTGCGATGTGCCAACAGACCACGAATGAATGTAGTCTTACCAGTTCCTGGAGGTCCAATTAGTAGGAGAATGTTGGCAGAAGATTCCATGTAACGATCATAGTAATCGCCAAGGGATTCACCATTAAGGAATGGATACATTTCTTCAACAGGAAGACGATCACGATTCAATGGAACATTGACAGAGTTACCATCACTACCATATACCCATTCAATGTAAGAAGATACAACATCGAAGTTAGACTCAACAATCTCAATCATGTCTTCTGCAAATTCAGCATCACCAAATGCACGGACAGTGGTTGAGTTGGAGTTAACATCAAACTTGATAAAGTTGTTGGTATTTTCTTCAACAATAAATCCAGTTGATGCATTACTTTGTACGAACAAACAATCTTTGTATTGTTCTTCTGCCCACTTGGACCATCTTTGACGATCGCAAAGGACAGTTGTTTCTCGCTGTACTGTTGTTAGATTTGCACTAACACGACGATTCATGATTTCGGCTGTAACCAAATCTTCAAAATCAGAAACACCTAAAAATATTTTCTTATCATCCATAATTTTACTCAAATCAAATTGGTTATCAAACGCATCCCAAGTATACTTCCTTAGAAGTTTTTTACTTTGTTGTTTCCTTCTACTTTTTAAACTTCTTGCCAGCGCAGGGTAAGATCTTGCCACAACATTATGTCCTGCTTGTAATTCACGAATCCACTGTCTTATGTCCTGTGTCATCTTCATCATCCAAAAAACTGTTCAATGTATTTTCCATCTTTTTCTTTGCAGCCTTTTCTTTCTTACGTCCAATGAAATCATCGAATGTATGATTCTGCTGCATAAAGTCTAAATACGCATTATGAAATTCACCTGTGTCATCTTGTTCTTGTAACTCGAACATCTCAAACGGCATGTCCTGAATCATCTTACCTTTAATATAACTTTGTTTCTTTTCCTTGGCAATCCTTCGCAGAAATGCATACCAGATAATCTGTGTAAAATATGCAAATGGATTATTGGATTTAGTGGGGTCGAAGTTATCAATATATTGAAGACAGTTTTCAATGCCATCAGATATCATCTCCTCACGATAGGAGTAATTTATAAAGTTGGGTTTATAAGAAAGATGTGTTGCTATCTTAAGAATGCATTCGCCAATATAATTACTTACTTGTGGTTTTGGTAAACCTTTTTCTTCCGCTTCTTTTTTCTTAGCTCGCATCTCAACGATAGCTGCTAAAAAGTCAGCGTTATTTACATATTGTGCCATACATACTAGTTCCTCATTTAATTCAAGTTATTCATAAGTATACACCAATCATAACGAAAAGACAAATCTTATTTGATTGCAAAGTTGTAGATAAAATAAATTTGCTTTTTTAATTGACTTGAGGCATAATCACTGTGTTAGGGTTGATCGTTACTACTAATTAACTGTATCGTTACCTTCGACAAAGACTCTGAATCTTTCTTCTTCTCTTTCATCTTTTGGAGTTTTAACTAACTCCTCAAGCATTAAGATTCTTCTTTTTGCTTCTTCTAAATCTACTTCATCTTCCCAGAGCAACTCTTCTTTGTTATCTTTTGATATAAAAGAAAGTCTTTCATGCTCTGCAACAATGCGTTGATAGTGAGGAATGAAAAGATGATGCAACTTCTTAACAAACATAATGTCTCGTTTTGCAATCACAAAAGTTCTATCATCAGAGAATTGGCAAAGTGGATGTGCCGTTACATGTTCACGACTTGCTTCTAAGATGGGGATAGTTCTAATGCACATTGGTGATTCAAGCAAGACATATTCATCATCTTCTTCTTTGAGGACAGCCATTACTTGCTCACCTGAGGTAAGTTTCATTACAATATAGAACTCGTTGTCGTCTAACATAGATCCACCTCTACAATTTTAACTTTAAATTCTTCTTCAGCGTAAGTTTTATATCTTTCTGCTGCATGATTTAGAGTATGGTTTTTCCAAGACTTCCAATGCAAATCATCGGCAAGATCAAACAAATTACATTTTGTCTTGCCATCTTTCAATCTCAATCCACGACCAATACTTTGCAAGTTACGGATCTTGCTCTTTGATGGTGATGCAAAAATGACATTCTCGAGAGACGGTATGTTGATGCCAGTGGAGAATGTACCAAAACTAGCAATAATAATAGCGTCGCTTTCACCTTCTGTAATATGACGAATTGCTTCACGATCGGTTGTATCCGTTCCTCCGTAAACAAAGAACACTTTGCGATTTTCATGCACCTTGTCCTTTATTAATTCATATAAAATCTTGCCATGCTTTTCAACGTACTGAAAAAGAACTAAGGTATTACCCTCGCACTTTACTGCAAGATTACGAATAAATTTATTTCGTTTATCATTACTTACAAGAAAGTCCATCTCTTCTTGATAAGTCTTATTCTTTTGTGCCTTACGAATTTCTTCGTTGTACTTCAACATCACACACATTATATTTAGTGTAGTAAGTCTTCCTGAGTCCATAAGTGCTTTGGTTGTAGTAACCTTATGCACTGGACCAAACATACCTTCAAGAACCAAACGATGAACCTTTTTGTTATCAAGTGTTCCTGTTGTACCAATACGATAACGAATCTTGTCCAGCTTTTCCATAACTGTTGTTAGGGACTTTGCTTTGAACTGGTGTGCTTCATCTCCGAAAATTACATCGAACTGTGCAAACCAAGATTTAGGTTGTAAGTATACTGATTGCCAAGTTGTAATTAGAACATCTTTGGTAAACTCTTTAGTGAACCCTGCATATAACTTTTGACAAGCACCATCAGTATTAAAACCATTGGCAGAGGAGTAGTCTTCAAAGTCAGTAAACAACTGCTCAACAAGCGATGTTGTTGGAACTATAATGATACATTTACGATCGTGTGCAATATGCCAACGCATCGTGGTATAAATTATAAATGACTTTCCTGACGCAGTGGGAGATAATAGCAGTGTGCGCTCTTTATCTAGAGCAGTCTTTACTGCTTCAATTTGATAGTCTCGGATTTCAATTGGTTTACCACGACCATAAGGATTGAGTGACTTAGCGTAGTCTTCTACAATCTGATGCGTGATATTGTTTTGATGGAATACAGGAGTTACGTATTCAATGCCATACCCATTGCGAGTGGCAAACTCTTCAACGTAAGAAACTAATCCTACGTAGAGTGTCTTTCTTACTTGATCGTATAGACGAACCTTACCATCCCACAACCTTGCTCTGAATTGTGGTGTGAATCTTGCACCTGGATATTCATAGGTGAAGAAGTCAGCGAGTTCTTGTTCAATAGAACCATC